GGGTATCGCAAAAGGCAGTGTTAGTGCTCCCTCAAAAGGGAAGTTCGAGCAAGCCTAATTGATGCGGGGGAGGGGCAACTCTCCCCCAATTCATTTCAATTCTAAGGCCGTAGGGAACAGCTTTTTAGTGCTCCCTAGGACCTATATAGATGTAACCTAAGCCAACCTACAGGGTAAGGTAATCATATGAAAATCAATGTAATAACTGCGTACATGGGTGACCTAGAAGAAACGCCTAAAGAAAGCTATGGTTCTACCGAGCCCAAGCAGAAAGGATTCACGAGTGGCGATCAGCTATTTGACGAGCGTTGCAAAAAGTATGCTGCAGAGCAGCCACGATCTAACAATGAAGCCAGAGTAAATGGAAAAATGGTACGTTCTGGAATGACTGTGTCAGGATGGGGATATTAAAATGGCATTAACAGCGGCTCAAAGAAAAAAAATTCAAACTCAAATGAAGAACCAATTGCAGCAAGTGGCTGCAAGACGTGGAGCTATGAAAAGAGTTGGCCCTAAAGGATCTACTACTCATAAAAATGTAGGCAGTACAAAAGGTTCTAAGTATAGGGGAACACTAGCTGGTCTAGGTTACAATGCAGAAGAATTAAAGTACGCTAAAGAATATAGAAACAAATACAAAGAATCTGGAAGCCAAAAGAAAGATTATAAATCAGCATTTAAACTAGGTCACAGCGGTAAGATTACAAATAACGAAGCACTTACTCCAGCAGGAGCTAAAAAAGATAGAATGAAAAGTATCAAACAGGGTGGAACTGTTGGTAAAGGAACTCATTCTTCTGGTAAAGCTAGAACTGAAGCTAAAAATTGGCGCAAAAAAAATGTTGACGCTTTAAAGAAAAAACATAATATTGGTGCGGGATCTAGTGCTGCACAAAGAAAAGCTTATTCAGAGGCTAGATCAAAAGTTATTAAACGACACAAAAGGATGATTGGTAGTTAATTGAAAATAATAAAAGTTCCTGAAAAGGAAATTTCTGACTTTACTCCCGAAGACTTTGGTGGAATAAGAAAAGAAAAAACAGTTTGTGTAATTAGATACGGAGCTTTTGGAGACATACTGCAGACAAGTTCAGTTCTGCCATTACTACAAAAGCAGGGATACAGAGTTTGTGTTAATACTAATGAAACAGGAAAAGATATATTAAGATCTAATCCTTACGTTGATGAGCTTTTAGTACAAAGAACTAATCAAATATATCCAGATAAACTAGATGATTACTGGGCGCATTTTGATGGGCTATTTGACAAGGTGATTCAATTTTCAGAATCTGTAGAGGGAACCCTATTAGTTGTTGGAGACAGGACGGTTCAGTTAGAACAAGGTCCAGTTCTTATTCCAGGAGATGAAAAGTTTAAATGGGATAAAGAAGATATTCATGCACAATGTAATGTTAATTACATGGAGAGAATGCATGACATTGCTGGTGTAGAGCATGAGTTTGACACATCATTCTACCCAACAAAAAAAGAAGAATCCAGAATGAGGGATTGGAAAAAGAAGAAAGTAAAAACTAAACATCTTGTTATGAATGTTTTATCTGGATCTTCTGTGCATAAAGTCTGGCCTGGAAATGATGCTTTAATGGCTAGGTTTCTTGATATGCGAAGAGATGTTACATTTATCACAGTAGGTGATTATGCATGTAAACTTCTTGAGCAAGGATGGGAAAAAGAAAGCAGAGTAATAACTACATCGGGTGAGTGGCCTATAAGAGATGTTCTAGCTTTAGCAAAACTATGCAATGTAATTGTAGGACCAGAGACAGGAGTATTAAACTCTGTTTCTAACTACAGCAGAGTGCATAAAAGTTTATTCTTATCTCACTCATCAAAAGAAAATTTAAGCAAGCACTGGAATAACACCACAACCTTTGAGCCATTTGAAGCAGAGTGTTATCCTTGTCATAAGATGCATCATGGATTTGACACTTGTGTTAGGGATAAAGAAACAGGTGGTGCATTATGTGCATCTAAAATACCAGTAGGTAAAGTTTACATGGATATAGCGAAGAACTTAAAATGAGTACATACTTACAATTATGCCAAGATATGTCCAGAGATATAGGTATTCCTGGAACTGGTCCATCAAGTGTAACAGCTTCTGATCTTTCAGAAGAAGAGCTTTCTGTTGTTCGCTACATTAAAAACGCAGATCTAGATATACAGCGTAGGTGGTTTAACTGGGATTATCTTTGGAGCGAAGCAACTATAACCCCTTCAGTTGGAGTGTCCACTCTAACATCACCAGCAAATTTAGGCAATTGGAAGTTAGACTCTATTGTCTTTAGTAAAGCTACAGATAACTATCAACAGTTAGACTTTATGGATTGGGAGCCATATAGACTTGAATACAAGCTTGGCGTAATAGACTCAGGGACTCCAGAAGTTTTTTCTATTAAACCTGATAACGTTATAGATGTTTGGCCTACCCCAGATTCTACTACAACTATATCTACGGAATACTACAGGGTTCCAACAGAATTAGCAGCAGATTCAGATATATCTTCTATCCCCCCACGATTTCACAATATGATTATTGCTAGAGCAAAAATATATTATGGCGAGAATGAAGATGCTCCTGAAATACTTAGCGGGGCATTGGCTTCTTTTGAAGACTTGCTTGACAAGCTAGAAGCCGATCAACTTCCAGGTCAAAAGAATAGAAGGTTCTCTAAGGTGCAAGACTTATTTAATTATACAGTTAGGCCAGAATGACAAAATTAAGAAATCGTCGTTTAGCTCCTTCAGGACTTCAGTCAAAGTATTTTCCATTTACTGGTGGAATAAACCTTGTTGATCCTGCTTTATCTATAAGTCCTGGGGAGTGTGTATCTGCTGACAACTTTGAAGTTGATATTAGAGGTCGATACCAAAGGCTAGATGGATATGAAAGAGCTGATGGTCAAACGCTTCCTTCTAAAGTTGTATACTATAGAATACCTTTTACTTTAGGAACATCTAAGTACAGTGTATTTAGTAGCTCATATAGTTCAGCTTTTAGTCTTCAGATTCCATCTACGGGTGATATGGTAAAGGGTGAAACAAGCGCAGCTACTGGAACAATACTTCAAGTTAGTATAGAGGATGTTACTGGAGATTCTAGCGCGGGATCTTTTGCTACATCAAACGCAGAAGGATATATTTATTTTGTAGTAACAAGTGGAACATTGCAAGACGGTGAAACCTTGCTATTTTTAAATTCAGACAGCGCTTTCGGAAGCGCATTCAATGTGGAGTACAATTAAATGGGAACACCTACAGCCTTAAGAAAAACTAGAGCAGTTTTAACAGGCACAAGTTTTGCAGACAACACCACTGGAGCAATTACTGCACAGATGTTAAGGCAGTATGTTGAATCAGGCATGGGTGGATATGGATGTATAAACAATGCAGCAGGAGATGGAACTCCCGCAGTTCAAGCAATTGCAAATGGCACAACAGTAACAGTAGACTTTTCCGCAGGATCTTCAGGGTCTGATGTGGCTCAGGATACTGGCACAGTTTCTTCAACTACTGTTGGAGCTGACGCTGACTTTGCTAATGACCAAGTTAGAATATACGATAAAGGATTCTATTTGGTAAACATGTCTTTGTATATAAAGCAGGCAGCTACTGCAAACATTATATGGACTGCTATGGTATCTACCGATAACACTGGAGGATCAACAGTCGATGCTCCCGCAATCAAAGCAATCCAATACATTACTAACGCAAATGACGTTGGAACTTTTGTTGCTTCAGGTATTATAGATTGCACTGGGCATACTACATACACTGATGTGTATCCAAGAATTAAACATAACAATGGGAGCAGTCAAAATATTTATTTAAACTACGGTCAACTATCTGTTATTAGGGTTGGCTGATGGGTCTTTACGCAACATCAGTTGCATTTGGTCCTCCTGTACTAAGGGATGCAAGTGCTGAAGCTTCTCTTATTCCAGAGCTTAGGCAGGCTATAGAAGACCAAAGAAGTATAATAAATATAGTCCCAGGAGAAGGTTCTGTATTAGGTGTATGGGTTTATCAAGGTGATATATATGCGTTTAGAAATAAAACTGGTGGCGCAACTGCTGGCATGTATAAATCATCTTCTTCTGGATGGACAGAGGTTGACCTTGGTGAGGCGTTAGACTTTGATGGTACTACTACAAGTGGAGAGCCTACCCCTGGAGATACAGGAACCCCAACAACTTTAGTTGGTGCAACTAGTGGAGCAAGCGGAGACCTTCAGGGCATTAGTTATCATGGGTTGTGGGAAACAGGCGCTGCAGGAACAATGGTTCTTACTAATATATCTGGAACCTTTGTGGATGATGAAGATCTTCAAATGCCACTCCTTTCTTTTGATATAGGAACGATAGAGATAAGCCCTGGGGATACTATTACTGGTGGAACATCTGGAAAGACT